GAGCCACCGACTGCGACAAGTCAGAGCGCAGGGAAACGAATCAAGATCGTAAAAGGCAAGCCGATGTTCTTCAAGAATGCCGCGGCTACCGATGCGTCGAAGACCTACGAGACGCTTCTCGCCTTCTTCCGCCCCGTCAAGCCAGCCACAGGCCCCGTGGAGCTCGTTGTGCGCTTCGTGTTCCCCTACAAGAAGGACGAACCAAAGAAGAACCGCATTAAGGGGTTCATCTGGAAGACGACCAAGCCTGACACCGACAACATGCTGAAGCTCCTGAAGGACTCCATGACAGCGACACGCTTCTGGGAGGACGACGGGCAAGTCTGCACAGAGAACGTCAGCAAGTGCTTCGGAGAGACGCCACAGGTCGAAGTCTCCTGGCGAGAACTCCCCTCTCTTTTTTTGGCTGACGCAGAAAACCAAGCAAATTTAGGAGGCTCTTGTGCGCGGCCAGTTTGACAAGAAGACAACCGGACGGCGCACCTTCGCCAACGGGACCCTGATGGAGTCCATTGAAGGTAGCTGTGTCGGCAAAGTCATCGGCTTCGGGTTCCTTGGGCATTGCCTGGAGATCACGGAAGCCGGTGACAAGTCAAGCCGAGTCGTCGGAACCACCGCCTGGACTGGGCAGAACTGGCAGCTCAACTGGAGAAAGAAATAATGGCACTCAGAGCAGTAATCGACCACCCAAAGTTCGCAAGACTCAAGAACATCTTAAAGCTTAACAAGTCGTGCACTCTGGGCTACCTTGAGGGCCTCTGGCACTTCTGCGGACGTTACACCCCGAACGGCAACATCGGCAAATACTCGGTCGAAGACATCGAGGCATGGCTTGAATGGGACGGAGAGGAAGGGGCGCTCATCGCCGCTATGGTCAAAGCCAAGTGGATTGACGACTGCCCTGTTAATGGTCTGATCGTTCACGATTGGCACAAACATGCCGACGATGCAACCCGATTAGCACTCAAAAGAGCCAAACAGGACTTCGTTGTCGTTACAGAGTCGCAATCTGTCCCACAGTGTCCCGACAGTGTCGCTACAGTGTCGGGACTACCAGAGCCAGAGCCAGGGGCAGGGGCAGTACCAGGGGCAGAGCCAGTATCAGAGAAAAGCAAGCAAGTAATTACAGAACAAGAAGGGGTTGAGTCTATTGCGCTCAAGTCATTCAGGCAACTTCGGGTGCTGACTTGCGTGCAGAACTGCAAAAACCAGGATGAAACAGGGCAGATCAAGCTCCTGGAGTCCGTGATCGATCGCTACAACGGGAAACCTGGGCTTGAAAATCTGGACTGGCCTCACTGGGCTGGATGGGTTTCGACCCGTGCTTCGTCGAAGCCTGTCTACCACGGCGAGAACTGCACGAACTCGCAGACGGCAGCGGCGGTCCTTGAGCGGTTCATTCCCGACATCAAGGCTGAGCGAAGCCGGATTCAGGCTGAAACCCCTCCGAACGAGGACCAAAAGCCTCCGGAGCGAAAGCTTGGTCGTGACTACCGGATTGACCCTGTGACGGGCGAAGAAGTCCCGATCTTGGCAGGTGCAAGATGAGCGATTGGGTTGACGAGAAGCTGTGCGACAACAGCGCGGAAATGGCGACGCTGGGGTGCATGCTTCAATCGCCGAGAGCCGTCGACGAGGTTGTCGAAATCCTCAGCTCGGCTTCGTTCTTCAAACCAGCTCACGCCCTGATCTTTGCCGCGATTGGTGCCATCCATGAGCGACGAGACGAGGTCGATCACCTGACCGTGAAGTCTGAACTTTCCCGCCGTAACCAGCTTGTCGAGGTTGGCGGACAGAGCTACCTGTTCGACCTTGAGAACCAGGCTCCAGCGATTTCGAACGCCCGGTTCTACGCCGCGATCGTGCGGGACATGAAGACGCTTCGGGACCTTCGGGACGCCAGCGAGAAAGTGAACAAGATCGTCTTTGATCCCGAGATCGAGTCGGTCGAGAAGAAGCTTGAGTCAGCCAGTGCGGTGATCTCTGGAGTTGCCAGTGTTCTTGCCACCAATGGTCTCTCGGTGATGCGCGACGTCATCAAGACCGTTTGGCGCAACATCGACATGGCGATGGACAATCAGCCGGTCGCCGCTCGGAGAATTCCGACTCACCTCAGATCGCTCACCCACCGAATCAAGGGTTGGCCCAAGGGAGAAATCTCGGTCATTGCTGGACGGACCAGCATGGGAAAGACGGTCTTTGGTCGCGGTGAGGCTCTGAGTATCTCCAAGCAGAAGGTCATCACGCCAGAAGGCAAAGAGATCAATCAGCCGGTGCTGTATGTCTCCAAGGAAGTCTCGGATGAGCAACTGGTCGAGCAGTTCCTCGCGACCTACGCCGGAGTGTCAAAGGAAGTCGTCGAAGGCGAAAGACCAGCGACGGAAACCGAGTACGCAAGGCTCAGCGACGTCGCCGAGGAGTTCTATAACCTGCCGATCTACTACTTGTGCAAAGGCGAGAAGGGTCTCGTCAAGATCAAGCAGAAGGCGGAAGAGATCAAGCGCAACACGGGCGTTTATCCGGTCATCATTCTCGACTACCTCCAGGCACTTGTCAGGGGCGGAGAGAAGGGCAAGAGCTACCAGCTTGATGCGTTCTTGAGTGAACTGAAGGACTGGTGTCAAGACGAGCAAATCTGTGTCCTGGCTCTTGCTCAGCTCAGCCGAGAAGCCGCAAAGCCGGACAAGGATGGCAAGGTCAAGCTTCCGTCAATCACCGACATCGCCGACTCGAAAGCTGTCGAGGATTACGCTGCGACGATCTTGATTCTCCACAGGCCCGAATACTACGAGTCCAGGGCCGAGGGGCGCGACGAATATCCACAGAGCGAAGTTCTCTTGGTTTGTTGCAAGGTCCGCTATGGCAAGTCCGGAGTATCGAAGGCGCTCTTTGAGCCAGCCCTCGCATTGTTCTTCGACTTTGGCAACGCTCCGAAGCATGCCGAGTTCAAGCAGGGGGTGCTGGAATGAGTCTCTCCGCCCTCTCTATCGGCGAGCTCCACAAGTTAGCCGACACCACACGCCGTGAAATCGAAGGATTGAAGCTCACTGCAAACATTGACGTCCTGGGTGAAGCAAAAGCCCACCTGACCGCAATCGAAAGCGAAATCAACCGCCGAAAGGAGAACCCATGAGACACGAAAACCCGCTGCTTAATCTGGAAGAGCTGCCGAGATCGACGTACTACTACTGGCGCGAAAAGCTGAACCACCTGTACACCCTCTGTGTTTGGGCTGGTTGGCGAAAAGCAAAGCAAGCGGACTCGATTCCGACGTTCGATGCGATCTGGGGGACGGCCGAGTTCTCCGCTTTCGTCTATCGAAACCGGAGGACCAACGAGATAAGGGTCGCAACGTCGTCTCCTGGCGAAGACTGGCTCTCCAATGGAGTATTTGTTCCTTCGACCAAGGAAGTGACCGAGAAGCTCCTGAGCGGAATCAACATGACCGGCTGGGCAGTTGAGCACGTCCTCGACGAGCACCTATCGAAGTCGGACCGAAAGACAATCCTAGAACTGCTTCCTGTTTGCGGCAAGTACCAAGGCTCGTACTGGGACGAAGCAAACCCCAACAAATACGTCTCAGGCGACCCGAAGAAGCGCGGGGAGATTGCTGGCGATGATCAGGTTCACTCACTGAGGGACATGAAGCCGAGTGCGCTTTCGGATTCGGAAACGATGACGCTTCGGCTTGCAAGTGGCGTCCTTGTGAACGGTTCGATAAGGCTCGGGGTAAAAGCCCTAGAAGAACACGCCGCGATCATTCCCCGCGCTCATCGCCCTCAGCAGGAATTGTCATTTTCCAACTCGTAAGTTGGAATTCCAACTGTGAATTTAGACGAATACCGGGTTTGTAGGTTAAAAAGCGTAGTCTTATCACGGGAGGCGTCATGCCTCCTTGCTTCCGATCCCATACGTTGAACTCCAAGCCGCCATCTCCCTCGGGAGGCTTCCGAAAGGATGTCCAGGGCGGCAAATCAACATCGCTTTTGCGACTTCGGATCCAGCCGAAGCGAAACGCTTCTCAAGCGCCAACCATTGCCTCGTTCTTTCCCCACATCAAGAGCGGGGCGTTTTTTCATCAAGGTTTTAGGAATTCTCATGGCAGACCGCAATCTCGATCACCTGTATCCGCCGTTCAGAGCGCGGGTTGATGCCGTCCTTGCAGGTTTGCAAGCGTGGTGTAAAGTTCACGCCCCGAAATGGGAAGTCAAAGTCATCGAAGGGTATCGCCCTCAGTCGAGACAAGATGAGCTTTACGCTCAGGGCCGGACGAAACCTGGGTTCATTGTAACGAAGACCAGAAACAGCCGGCACACTGATTGCCTTGCGGTCGACCTCGTTCCTTTCGTTGATGGCAAGCCCAACTGGGAAGCCTCCGAAGCGTTCTGGCTTTACTACGGACACCTTTGCCGCCTAAACAAGATCACCTGGGGCGGTGACTGGAACTCGGACGGAAAGCTTGACCCGTTCCGTGACAATCCTCACTGCGAGTGGAGTAAGTTCGATTTAATCACAAGAGCAAAGGCAAGAGCCTGGCGCGACAAGCAGGGGTGGAGGGGTTAGGATGGCAACTTCACCACATGAACAGACAGGTTTTGTCGAATGGCTTCAGACGCAATGGTTTTGGATCGTCGCACTATGTACCGGAGCGACCCATGCCGCAACAGCACAGGCACGAATCAATCGCCACGAAGAACAGCTGAAGAAGTTTGATGATGTTCCGGAGCGTCTTGCGAAGATCGAAACGCACCAAGAGCACATTCTTGAGATTCTTCGAAAAGGATAGCTATGGCAGGAATACCATGGAGGGCTGAAGAAGTCGAGCTGATGCGCTCGATGATCACTCAGGGAAAGACCGCTGCCGATGTCGCGACTGCGCTCGGGCGAACGCTCGGAAGTGTCTGCAATAAAGCTGGCAACGAAGGCATCAAATTCAACGAAGGTAAGTCGATCACTGCCCCAGAGTTCACAGTCACTTCCGCACCGGCTGGTGATCTTAGTTTTGATGACCTCTACAACTTAAAGGTCAAGCAGTTCCAGCTCAACAAGGACCGCAAGGCAGTTCTCGACCTCCTCCCGATCGACATTCACATCGACGGGCCTATCGGTATCGCGCTCATCGGCGACCCGCACCTTGATGACGACAACTGCGACATCATGCGGATCAAATCGCACGTTGACATGATTGCCCAAACAGAAGGGCTTCTCGGTCTTTGCGTAGGCGACTACACCAACAACTGGGTCGGGCGTCTCGAAAAGCTCTACGGAAAGCAGATCGCGACCAGGCGCCACGCTCACATTCTTTGCGAGTGGTTCTTCAGCTCAGTTAAGTGGCTCGTCGCAATCGGTGGAAACCACGATGCTTGGAACAACGGAAACGAAATCTTTCGGTACATGACCAGACTCACGGAGACTCACTACTCGGAGCATGGCGGAAGGTTCCAACTCAAGTTTCCCAACGGCAACAGTTGCATTCTCAACACACGGCACACCTTCAAAGGCAAGAGCCAGTTCAGTCCGTCGTTTGGACCGAACAAGGAGGCCATCTTCGGCGTTCGCGATGATCTCTTTGTTTGCGGTCACATCCACGACGACGGGCATCAGACTCAGCGAATCGCCGGGAAGCGCATTCACGCGGTGACCGTCGGCTCCTACAAGCGGTTCGACGAGTACGCCGTCATCAATGGCTTCCCTGAGAACGACAACAGTCCAGCGTACATCGCGGTGATCGATCCTTCGCAAGAGCAAGGGTCGGACGCATTCATCAACGTCTTTGCTGACTTTGACAAGGGGGTCGAGTACCTCCAGTTGCTCAGAGCAAAAGCAGCAGCTTAACCAAACAATCCCACAAAGGACAACACCATGAATAACCCTAAGTTCGACGGCGCCATCAACCTTCGCACGATGCTCCTCGGAGCGTTTGCCGGTTGGCTTGCCTCCTCCAAGTACAAGATTCCTTCCGAAGTGACAACGCTCGTCAGCGCGATCGCTGCTTCGCTCTACGACATCGGTGCCTACTACATCAAGCAGAAGTTCACCGGAGCCAAATGAAGGACTACCGGATCCGCCTGATGCGGACGATTATTCCTGGCGTTTGGTCAGTCTGCGTAAAGGCTCAAACCGTCAAGGCGCTCGATGCTGACGATGCCCGAATGAAGGAAACAGTTTGGCTTCTTGCCTGTGCAAAGGATAAAGGAACGTACATCACCGCCGAGGAACTATGACCCGTTCGGAATCACGAAAGACGAAGCTCGCCAAGCAAATCGAGTCCATGACCGCCAAGGGCTATGTGAAGATTCACAAGACCTGGGTTAAGGCCTCATCGACCAGAGCGCGGAAATACTTCAGATCGTAGGAGGGAGAGCCATTGGCATACACCCCAGAACAAAAGGCTGCCGTTCTTGCTGATCTCATTGCAGGAATGTCAGTCAGAGACGCCGCGGAAAAGCACGGCTTACCCTCTTCGACGATCGGAACTTGGAGAGCGGGAATCGTACGAAACGGTACAGAGATTCAGACAGAGAACCGCTTCAACTCCGCACTCAATAACTTTCTTCACGCGACGGTGACCATGCTCAGCGCATGGGCTAACGAATGCTCAAAACCAGAATTCATTCAGAAGAACCCAGAGGGAGTCAATGAGCTGGGCAGGACTGTTCTCGAAAGAGCCGATCGATTTGTCGAACTTCTTCGGCCAACCGCAGATCAAGACGACCAGGGCGACGCTTAACCTTGAATCAGGCTACGAGGAATGGCTAAAAGAGTGCTTCCCTCACGTTGCATCAAAGCCTCTTGCGGACCGTCATCACAAGTTCTGGCGATGGGTTGATTCAATCGACCTCGGTGTTCGCATTCCTCCCCGTGTGGAAGTGTGGCCTCGCGGTGGTGGCAAGTCCTCGACCGCTGAGCTCGGTGTTGCCAGAATCGGCTGCAGGCTAACCCGCAGGTATGTTCTCTACGTTTCGGAGACTCAGGACCAGGCGGACAAGCACGTTGCCGCGATCTCTACGCTTCTCGAGCAAGCTGGACTAGAACGGTCGCTCAACAAGTACGGGGCATCAAAGGGATGGAGGCGCAACCAGCTCCGAACAGCGAACGGCTTTAACGTCGAAGCTCTTGGTCTTGACACTGCCGCTCGAGGTATCAAGCTTGACGAGTTTCGACCTGACCTGATCATCTTCGACGACATTGACAACCGGGAGGACAACCGGAAGTCCACCGAGAAGAAGATCCGCGCAATTACGAACTCCATTTTGCCGTCAGGCTCCACCGACTGCTGTGTCCTGTTCATTCAAAACCTCATCATTGAGGACGGGATTGTTGCCCGGTTGGTCAATGGTCAGGCTCAGTTCCTCATGGACCGGGAAGTCTCGACCGTCGAGCCAGCGGTAAGGGGTCTCAAGTACGAGCTTAGAAGAGAGCCGAACGGCTTGAATGTTCCATACATCACTTCAGGGGAAGCGACTTGGGCAGGTCAAAGCTTAGAAGTTTGCCAAGCACAGATGCGGGATTGGGGTCCAGCCTCATTCCTTCGCGAGTCTCAGCACGAAGTTGAGAACGCTGACGGCGTCTTCTTCAATGTCCGCGAGATCGAAGTTTACGACACGGTCGAAGATGCTCCAAAGATCAAGCGCATTATCGTTTGCTTTGACGTAGCGGCGACCGAAGGCGGAGGAGACTACACGGCCGGCGCGGCTGTCGCTGATTGCTACAACGGAACGATCGGCGTCGTTGCCATGGTCCGTGAGCAATGGGGGACCGACAAAGTCGAGTCAGGCATCGAGAAGTTCGTCAAGGACATTCAAGAGACCTATCCCGATGTTCTGGTAACTGTTCTGATCCCAAGGGACCCAGGAGCCGCCGGAAAGCTTTGGGCTGAGCCGTTTGCAATCAAGCTCCGGAGGGCAGGGCTTGAAGCGTCGGTGTACTCGGTCACTAAAGCTAAGCACATCGTCGCAAAGAACTGGCAAAGCATGGTCAACGCCGGGAACGCTTGGTTCCTCGCGGGTCCATGGGTTCAGGACTGCAAACAGGAACACAAAGACTTCAGGGAAGACCAATCCCATCTCAACGACGACCAAGTCGACAGCATCGCTAACGCCGTCAACAAGGTTCGCACGACACCTCAACAAAACAGCTTGAAGAGCAAGCCAAGGCAATACGCATGATCGATCCAAAAACGCTACTGGGAACCAAGTTCCTTCCGGCAAACTACAAGCAAGTGCGCCTATTGTCTCGAACAGCTCGGGCATACCACGCACTCAAGCCGTACCCTTCCTACTCTGCAATGACCAGGGAGTGGAAGACCGAGGAGCGAGGGCCGTTCCCACGTTGCCGTCCGTTCGTTCAGAACATCGTGAACAAGGGTGCGACCTGGCTCTTTGGGAAGCCTGTCACCTTCAAGGTTGCATGCGATGAGGAGCTAGAAGAGTCTGATCCACGCATCGAAGCCTACGAAGAGCTGACGAAGCTCATCAACAGCGTCTGGAAGAACAACGACATGACCCGCCGGGCCCGTGTTGCAGCTGTTGTGGGCGCACTTTCCGGTGGAGTCGTCGCAAAGTTCTCCTACACTGAGGCAGAAGGGGTGCAGATCGACCTTCTGGACCCAGCCGAGCAAGTGCAGCTCTATTGGGACAACGACAACCACGAACGGCTTGTGATGGCGCGGATCCAGTATCCGGTCTATGATCCCACCGACGGTTGCAACTACTGGCACCGCGAGGAGTACACCGACAAGATTCACCGGGTCTACAAGCGTGTCAGTAACTCCATGATCGGAGGAAACGTCACCAGCGACCCATACGCCATGATCGACCAGGTCGAGGCTTACGGCACTTGGGAGATCGCGTCCGAGAATCCAAACGCTTTCGGCATCATTCCTCTTTGGTACATCCGCAACCGGGAAACCGGAACACAGTACGGTGAAGGCGATCTGTGGACGATGTACGAGATCATCGACCAAGTCAACTTCACCAAGAACCTTGCTCACATTGACAACCAAAAGAGCATCGATCCCACCAAGGCGTTCATTGACCTCACTGCCGCTGATGGAGACGACCCAGTCTCGACCGGCGACCAGTCCGTTCTGATCCTTGAGTCAAAGGTTGACGCGATGAACCCCAAGCAGGGGCGCGTTGATCTCCTTCAGACCAATGCCGCTCTCCGTCCTCACCTTGATGCGTTTGCCAAGGAGCTCAAGCAAGAGCTTATGCAAGCGGTCGGCTCGGTCGAAGTGGACGCGGAAGACATCACCAACAAGGGCAACCTTACCGCTGCGGTAATGACCCAGATTTACGCCCCAATCATTGAGCGAACCAACGAGAAGAGGCAACTCTACGGGGAGGACGGCTTCTGTGTGTTCATGGAGCGCCTTTGCATCGGCATGGCAAACCTTGGCTCCACAGCATGGGCGGCAGGAATCGGCGCAGACGTTCAGATTCAGTGGCCTCCATTCTTTGAGCAGACCGAAGACGAGAAGGGTCAGCTTGCCGACAGACAGCTCAAGCTTGTGGAAGGTGGGCTGACGACCAAGGAGCTGGCGGTTCGAAAGATCGCTACTTCTGACGACGTTCACGACGTTGACGAGCTTCTTGAGCAAATCAAGGTCGAGCAAGAGGAACGAGACGCAAAAGCCTCCGAGAAGGAGGACGTCATGGCTTCGGCAATGGCGCGTCAACGAAGAAGCCTCTCGGGTGACTTACCAGGTTCGGTGAAGTCCAAGAAGGATTCGCAGGAACAAAAGTAAACTAGGGTGTCATGCTTCGCAAGTACAGAAAGCCAAAAAAGGAGAACCGGGATTACTGGTATCTCGCCTTTGGCATCCTGACTGCGGCAACCACTGAAAGCCTGGTCTCGCACGTCTTAGGGCTTGTGAATGGATCGCTCAGCACCAACCAGTTTGGCGCGGCATCGATGGCAACCTTGAAGCATGCCCACACGATGGCTTACGTCTACGGGGCGCAGAGCACCGGAGGCGATGTTCAGCCGGCCGACACGGTTCCTTACATCGACATCGTCGCAAAAGAGCAAGAGGAATTCCTTCAGGGGTTCATCGACCAGCTAGAGGACAAGGATAGGCGCTACGTCAAGTCTCTTGAGGAACTTTACCCCGATCTCGGAGACGAGAAGGACATCCTCGCAAGGATCAGAGAAGGCGGAGTGATGCCCCCAGCGCATCTTCCTGACTCTCCGAACGACTACTACGACGAGAAAGCCATTCAGCACCGGATGCGGTTCTACAACGAGCGCGTTCGTGGCACTGCGAACTGGGGGGCGGTCGACATGCTTGCTCCTTGGGAAGAGATCAAGTGGGTGGACATCAAGGACGAAAGCGAATGCCGTGATTGTCCGAAACTTGCTCAGAAGGAATATCGAAAAGACTCACTGCCGACCGTTCCTGGCGCGGGTCAAACAGAATGCGGTGTCTTCTGCCGCTGTGAGCTCCAACTGCTCGACGGAACTGTGATCCAGTTCTAGGCTAACCGCCACACCAAACACAACGATTTGGGCGCTATGCGCTCAGGGGCCGCCGCTTGGCCTAATAAGCGTGGAACACCATGGCAACAGCTAAAACCAAACCCGTACCAGAACCGCTGGTGGCGTCAACCAGAGACTGGAAGACCGACCAGGCGCAAGGCTACGTCGCTCACTTCATTCCGCCCGTCATGTCCGAACCAGACAAGGAAGGCTATCAACGAGTCGTGGAGGAAGGCTATTGGGAAGGACCAGACGACGCATTTGTCTGGCTTGGTCATCCGTTCGAAGGACCACCTTGGTCAACTCAGATCGAGAACCCGATCACTGGCGAAATGGATGCCTGCAAGCCCTTCCTTGATCAAAGCAAGATGTCCAGTCAGATCGCTGGCGTGAACGTCAAGTGGATCGCGTGGGACGCCTCGACCGGTTGCAATGTCTACCAGAGGGTCGCTCAATGAGCGCAGTACCTCCAATCCCAGAACCAGTCGAGCCAGAAGGCGTGCGACAGCTCAGAGAGCAGAACAAGCGCATCCTCGACGAGAAACGAGCCGTTGAGGCAGAGCGCGAGGAGCTTCGCAAGAAAGCCGAAGCCGCCGAAGCCCTTCTGACCGAAGCGGAGCGCGCAAAGCTTGCCGAGAACGACCGACTCAAGGTCGAACTTGAGGACGCCAAGAAGAATCTTTCGGCTGCCGAGCAGTACAAGCTTCAGGCGACCCAATCCGAGCAGAAGTTCGCTGATCTCTTTGAGCGAGAAGTTGCAACACTGGCTCCTGAGATGCAGGAGAAGGCACGCAACCTTACCCGGGCTTACTCGACCAACTCGGAGAAGTACGACGCTCTCATCGAGCTTCGAACGGTTCTCGTTCCACAAGTGGCACCCGTTTCGATTGTCGGCGGATCTCCAACCAACCCAGGTTTACCAGGCAGTGTTCCTGTGCAGACCGCCCCTCCTCAAGCTCTTGAGCCAAAGGACTGGGGACGAATCAGCATCGGTGCAGAAGCAGTGAAGGTCGCTAATGACCCTCAACGGCTTGCCGCTGTCCGATCACCTCTCACTCCGGGAGCATAACGCTCCCCATGACCAGCCGCGCCGTTCGCGCTCAAGAACGTGTACTCGTCGTTGGTGCCTGACGCCATAAGTCAGTGATGACCCTATACGAAAAGAAAGCTCATGGCAGTAGATTCAAACTCGCTAACACTCCAACAGTGGGCGATGCAGTCGAACGAGCCTTTGATTCAGGGAATTGCTTATTCCTTGCTTCAGGTGGACTCTGTTCTCAACGACATCGCATTTGTCACCAAACCGACGATGAAAGTCAACGGCTCCCGCGTGATCGGCGGCCTTCCCAACATGGGATGGCGCAAGATCAACGGCTCGACCACCGTCGCAAGCGGAACCGCTGCTCCATTCTCGGAACAGGTTTACATCGGCTCAAACGCCATTGATGTTGACCGAGTTCTGATGATGGATCAGAACGCCGTTGGGAACCCAGCTGACCAGCAGGTCAAGATGGTTCTCACCGCCTGGTCGTACGACATCAACGACAAGTTCATCAACAACAACCACGTCACCGGAAACGCTGACTCGTTCGTTGGACTTCGCGACCGACTTGACAATCCATCCGTTTGGGGAACCAACTCGGCTTGTAAGATCGATGCTGGTGGTGTGGACTTGTCCAACTCCGGTATCACTTCCGGAACTGCAAACACTCTGATCCGCTTCCTTGAGCAGATGCTTGACGAAATGGGCGCCCCAGAGGGTGACGGTGTTGTTCTGTACATGAACCGAAACGTCCGACGCCGAATCAACTCGGCAATCCGGCTCCTTGGGGCTGGTGGTGGTTTCGACATGACCCAGGACGCATTTGGTCGAAAGGTCACCACCTTCCGAAACGCGGTCATCCGCTCGGTTGGTGTTAAGGCAGACCAAAGCACCGAGATCATCACGAACACCGAAACCGCCGCAGGTGCCAACGGCTCGAGCAACTACAGCTCGATCTACGGCGTCCGCTACGGAGAGGACACGTTCAATGGCTGGCAGATGTCGCCTCTGGCTGTTCAACAGCTTGGGATGCGCCCTGATGAGCCAACGATCTTCCGCACCTTCTTGGAGTGGCCGATCGGTCTCTACCAGACGCACACCCGTGCGATCTCCCGACTCTACGATATCAAGGTGTCGTAAGGAAACAAGACAATGGCAGCAGACGCACTACTTGCCCTACAGGCATCAGTCACCAAGACCGCTACCTTCAACGGTACCGGCAAATCACTCCCCTACGGATCGAACCGAGAAATGTTCGCCCGAGTTATCTACTCGGCTGCGGCAAACGCTTCGGGATCGAACACGGCGATCTTCTCGCTGGAGTACACCGTCGATGGTGGTTCAACTTGGACCACCGGATTCGTTGCTTCAACGATCACGCTCAGCGCCACCGCACAGGCCGCGGAAGCCTATCTTCCGATCGAGTTCCCAGTCGGCGCAAAGGTGCTCGCGACCCCAGCAAACGCACAGGTTCGCCTTTCGGTGACCATTGCAGGCGCTGGCACGTCGCCAACGATCACCTACTTCGCGGACATCACAGCCGCCGCTCCGTAAGGACGCACAACAAAAACTCCCCCGGTGCAATGCCGGGGAACAGATTTCATGGCAATCGACTACACCGCATATCCAACCGTTTCCGACGTGACCGATCTCCTGGCGTCCGCAAACATCACTCTTGGTGCTGGTGTGACTGCCGACATTAAGCAACTCAAGATCGATGCTGCTATTGCTGAACTTGAGCATGCAACCGGGCGAAAGTTCGCTCCTGGCGCGACCGGAGAGATTCGCTACTACAACGGCTCCGGGACCGGAGAGATCGTCATTGACGAATACGTCTCCATTGAGTCCATCGAATTCCTTCAGCTCCCAGGCGTTTCGACCATCACGATTACGAACTGGGCAGAGGTCGAGCACCCACCATTCCCAAAGACGCACGTCCAAATCCTTCGCGGACCTTCGAACATGAGTGTCGGCTGGTGGACCAAGTTCCCACAAGGTCGGTCGAACATCAAGGTAACCGCCCAGTTTGGCTTTGAAGAAGTCCCTGCGGCGATCTGGTCGGCAGTGGCGTCCAAGGCGGCGGCAAACCTTGCAGACGCGGCGAGAATGTCTGGAAACGGAATGCTCACGGGTCTTAAAGACCTCGACCAAGACTTCACCTGGTCATCTGAGCAAATCGGAACGCTTGCCGGGTGGAAATCGGAGTTCGATGCAGCCAAAGCACTTTATCGGCGACCGCTTCGCACGTTCCTTCAACGAACAAGGCCGGTGCTTGTCTAATGCCAAGCATCACCAGACCCGTCGCTATTCTCGATCTGGACACTTGCGACGTTTATCGACTGGGAAACCTCTCCACGGACCGAAACTCCGCGGGTGATTTCGTCAACGGATTTAAGCTGATCCACTCGGGGTATGCGGTCAACCACCACGGCACCCACAACTTTGACGAGCGATTCGGAAGAGCTCTCCCGGCGATCCTCAAGAAGCAGAACATCATGACGTCCGACGTCATCGACTGCGACATCAGTCTCGACATTCGCGCCGAAGACGTTGTGAAGATCACGACCAGGGACGGCAGAGTCCTGTGGCAAATGGTGATGGGTGACCCCGACAAGAGACCTCTCTCTGGTTACCAGACCTTCTACACGACTCCGACACCGGAACCCAAGGTGAGTTAATGAGCGCGGTTATAACCCCAGTCGGAGTGGACTGCGACTTTTTCATTAGGGAAGCCAACGGCGGATGGATTCTCGTTTATCCCGAAGGTGGGTTAAAGGATGAAGACGGCCTTATTGAGACCCATTACACCGAGCAAATTTTCACAGACGAGCAAGAGTTGGTCAAGTTTGTAGCGGATCGAATGATAGCTTTCAAGCTTTGGCGATCAAGGCGGATTGTTGATTTCAACGGCAGTAAGTCGAATTGGATTGACTACATGAACCCGGAAAGCGAACCACTTCCCAAAAAGCGAGACATCTAATGGCAGACTACCTACCAGCCTTTCAAGCCGAGTGGCAGGACATCATTTCCACTGTGTGGCCTGAGATTATCATGCCGGGTTCTGGCTCAGTCTCCAACTTCTTCACTGCGATCCAGTCGCTCAAGACCAACATCACGGTCCGAATGACGGACGACAATCCTGGGCTTCCATATTGCTTCCTGGCGTTTGGAAACTTCACGCCGATCAACCTCACGTCGGACAGGAACGACAAGAACGGTCCGGTCACGGTCTTCTACATCGACTCGGAAGCAAACGAAGCGACACAGACCACGATCAACGCAAAACTACAAGCCCTCGACGAAGCCGTGAGGACACGGTCGAACGAGACGTTCTGCATGATGGCTGACGCTGTGATCGATAGCTCTGATCTCAACCCTGTGATGCAAACGCTTCGCACTCAGTCAGGTGTGACGGTTTGCGGTGGTTTGATCACGTTCCCCAAGCTCTATGTAGCAGCACTCTGATGCCAATCACGATTACCCTAGGGAACCAGACTGGGTTCACGCCCAGGACTGCGTTCGATGATGCGGCGATTATGATTCTTCACCACGTCGAGGTTGCTGAGCACCAGACGCTCCGGATTATGGGGGACGTCGCTCATGAATACAGCAGTGGGACGGCAACCGAGAAGATGCTCGGCACAGCGGTCGCCGCCGGAGGTCTTGGTCACCCTTACGGGCAAGGGGCAAACGGAGCGTTAGGGCCGAGAGGACCAATCCCGAACGAGGGTGATCCTGGCGTCATCAACATTCAGACTGGCGAGTTCGCTTCTGGCTGGCGCGAACAGATCGGACACTTCCAGAACGGCGAAATGGTCAACGCTTTGATCAACGAGACGGAGCACGCGGAATTCATTGAGAACACTCCGAACACGTTGCAGATCAGCCGCCCAATCGTTCAGCGGGTCGCCCATGTGGTGGCACCTTGGCGAGACATCAACTTGCAGACAGCTCTTCAGGAAATTGACAAGCTATGAGCACGAAAACAATCAAAGGACTCGGCGGAGTGACGCAAGAAATCGAAGTTCCTGACGACTCCCCCGTAGTTGTCAACGACCCAAAAGAAGGTAACAAATAAATGGCAAACGCAGTCCCACAGTGGCTACTTGGAAAGAATGTCGCTATCAGCGCAAAGGTGGTAACGATCGCAGGAGCAACCGGAGTAATGACCGTTGCAGCATCTGGATTCACGTTCTTCGGAATCCTTGACGTGGATCCGCTTTCGGCTTCGAACGAAGTTGACAAGGTTTCGATCTCGCCAAGCGACTCACCCTACCGGAACCGGGTCATCGTTGAGCAGGGTACAAACTTCACGATCACCGAGATTGCTCAGGCTTTGGCATCAACCTCTGCTGGAACCACCGACACAAACACCGGAATCCACCGCAATGTGATCCCTGCCCTGGCTTTGGCTGGCTACTACTACCAGCTGGTCGTCACCATCAAAGACAACGCGGGAACCACGGTTCAGACCGAGACCATCTACGCGCAGTACAACGGCCACACCGAGACATACGTCAAGGGCAAGTCGACTTGGAAGATGAACCTTGAGACCTTCGCGTTTATGAACGCAGGAGCATACGTCGCTAACCCGGCGTTCAGCTAATGTCACGGGCAAACTTCTTCGACATCCCGGCGCCGGTTCTCCCTCGCAAGAAACTCGACCTTCCCACATTCGGGAAGGTCATCCTTGAGAAGATGGACACGGCATCCACGATGCGTTACGAAGCTCTCGGAAAAGAGAAGTTTCAGCAGTGGGGACCCGCCGGCGAATTCCCGTTCATGGTTGATGAGCGGTACATCTTAGTCACCGAAACCTACGCCTACTCTCTGGCTGGTCTTTGCATCATGCAGAGGCAGGATGAGCCGTACAGCTTTGAGGAGCTACTTCGGGCATCGGTTGTGAGGGAAGACGAGTACAACCTGCTTGTCGTCGCCGCCAACGAGCTCAACAAGGCGGTTTCAGCCGACCCAAAAGCTGTGCAGCCGAAGCAGTCTTCAGACTCACCAGAAGAAGCCTAAGCTACGACGCTCAGGTTCTTGAACTGCTTCACGGCATCTACGAGAAGCTAGGCGGGGAAGAGATTCCGAAGCCTGATCACAGGTGGGCCGCTGACATCATCGACATGACATCAAGAGAGATTCTCGAGCAAATGAGATCGGCTCAACGAGCAAGCACGACACGCACGCTTCCCGAAGGGGATTGAATTTCAGGGACGGTATTTGCGGTTAATCCTTGTGCAAAGAATTGAGCCGGGAACGATTGACCAGGTTTGAGGTCAAGGTCTCTCATCCCAAAGCATTTGCCGTCCTGAGTTGTTTGAACAGAGAAGTTTCCTTTGGTGACTGATACCGGGACCCAGAGCGAGACACGTTCAAAAGTCTGTGATGTTGTGTTGGTGATCGTTCCTACGCTCACGTTGTTTTCGTTGACGGTCCACTCAAATGTCATCGCTGGCGTCATGGCTTGCTTGACGAACACAGCACCTAGTGCAAGCGCAACAATTCCAAGCCCAATAACAAGAGGTTTCATCGCCTCATTCTAACCGAAATGACACAGATTGAAGTAATCAAAGGCACAACGCTTCCGGTAACGATGACTGTTTCCCAAAGTGGTTCAGCAGTTAACCTAACGGGAAAGCAGCTGGTGTTCGTCGCAGGTACAACTCCTCGGTTGATCAAGAAGACTGGCGTAAGCAACTCAGGGTTCACAATCACCAACGCCGCCTCCGGAATTGCTTTGCTTGAGTTCACGGTTGCCGAGACTAGAGCGTTTACCTCCAAATTGATTCCGTTCACTGTAGAGCTTTGGGAATCTTCTGGAGCAACTCAGACCCTCATCCTTGAAGGAGAATTGAAAGTCAGGACGGTGGTGAACGAGGATGAGTGAGGTTCTTGTAACCGTCCCCGCTCCCTATTCTATTACGCTTGCTGTTCCTGGCTCGGTAACCATTAACGGCGAGTATGCGATTGGTCCCACCGGCCCACAAGGACCCGCAGGTGCTGACGGCGCTGATGGAGCCGACGGGGTCGGATTCACCGCTGGTGACCTTCCTGTTCGCAACGACGCTACTCAGCCAACCAGAAACTGCCTTTGGGTTGCACCGACCGGACAAATTGTCCTCATTACGGGATATTAACCATGCCAGACGCTCTTGAAATTATTCCAGCCGATATAGCTACAGAGACAACTCTGCAAGCCATCGATGCAAAGGTTCCGACGAAGGGACAGAAGGCAATGGCGGCATCCGTGCCTGTCGCTATCGCCTTTGACCAGCAAGCCATTGAGGTTATCGGTAACGTCGACATCGCTGGCTCGGTGGAGATCACGAACGATGCTGGCAACGCTATTCCCATCTCAGCGGCTTCTCTGCCCCTTCCAACGGGCGCGGCGACTCAAACGACCTTGGCGGCTATCCTAGCGGCGTACAAGGCGGAGGACTCGGCGGCGGCGTCTGGTGATCTCGGACTTCCTTTGCTCGGGATGCGGTCTTCAACCGACGCCGTAACAACGAGCGACGACGGCGATTACACCCTGCTCAAGATTGATGAGGAAGGGCGGCTCAAAGTGTCGTCCAAGCCTGCCAGCTATGCCGACATCACGGGAGACATTACAGCGGTACAGGCAACCATCGGAACCCCGGTAGCGGGTGGAACCGTCTCGGGCGATGTCTCACGGGCCTCCAACGTCATGGCGTTCTGTACGGGGACGTTCTCAACGATCAACGTCACTTTTGAGGGAAGCATTGAGGCAACGGGTGATACGAACTGGTTTGGTATTCAGGCTGTCAGGTCGAACGCAAACACCATTGAAACCGCAACAGGCAACCTTTCGGCGGCTCCGGCTTATGCGTGGGAAATGTCGGTCAACGCTCTCAAGCGGGTTCGGGTTCGGTGTACGGCGAGAACTTCGGGTACTCAGTCCTGGCGGTTTGTTCAAGGCACCTACGCCACCGAGCCAATCCCAGCGGCTCAAGTCTCAGGAACCCAGCCTGTCTCGGGAACCGTCACGGCTACAGTCGCGGCGGCAACACTTGGTGTCCCGGCAACCGTCGCGGACGTTGCTTCGGCGGCGATCACTGGCTCGGCAAACACCGCCGCACTTACGCCTTCGGCTGGCGTCTCCTATCAGGTCAACATTCCCGTTACGGCGGTTTCAGGGACTAGCCCAACGCTTGATGTGAGAATCGAGGAATCAGACGACACCGGAACCAACTGGTACACCGTCTACGAGTTCCCAAGGATCACTGGAACAGGTAACTACCGATCTCCGATGCTCCCAACTCGGGGCAACCGAATTCGGTACGTCCAAACACTGACCGGAACATCCCCAAGCTTTACCCGCGCAATCAACAGGCTTCAATCCAACCTCGCTATTGATGAACCAATACGCCAAGCGTTTGACCGAACCGTATCACTGACGACTCTGAACGCGGCAACCACTGGACTATCGGTGGCGAACTGCCGAAACGCAAGCCTCACAATCAACATTGGGGCAGCGACAACTCCCCCAGCGTTGCAACTCCAAGGCTCCGACGACAACGGCGGAACATGGTTTGACATCGGCAACCCGCTGACGGCCGTAGCGTCATCAACCGTCAAGGCAGTCGTCAACGGCATCAACTGCCAGCTCATCCGTGCAAGAGTCTCGACGGCTGGTAATACGGTCGTTGCTGGCTACGTTCTCGTAAGAGGCTTCTAATGCGAATCGAACTTACTCTCGGTGGCTCGGATGCCATCAAATCGGCGTTCCGTGAACTTTCGCAGGAGCTAGACAAGCTTGGGGCAAAGCTCGATAAGACCGAATCCCAGCTGAACGGAGTTGCGGATGCGGCGAGCTCGTTCGCGCCAGGAGCAAGCTCAAGTTCGCCGTCAATCCCTCCAATCGCTACACCTCCGGTTGTTACCCCTCCACAAGTCTCTGGGGCCTCCGGCTCTGGAAGTAAGAAGATCAACCTTCAGGGAATGAACCTTCCACAGAACAACGGTCAACTCGTCGATTCTGCAATCAAAGGGCTGGCACTGGTTGCCCCGGAAGCCGCTGTTGCCGCCACTGCGGTCGCTGGGCTTGCCAAGGCTGCCGATGCCGCCGCCCAGGCCGTTCGTGCATACGCAGACTTTGCCTTCAACGCAAGAGGAGGAGCCAACGCGGCAAGAGAGCTTGCAGGAATCTCAAGCGCGGCAGGAGTCAGTTTGGACGAAGCCGCCGGAATCGCGGCAAGCAAGCCAGGAGGAGCTCGTCAGCTTAAAGCCGAGATCGACGCTCTTCGAAACATGAAGGACGACGAGCAAGCCGCAAGGTACGCCCAGAACAGAGACATCGAAGGCTTCCGAAGTGTTCGCAACATGAGTGACCGCCAGTACAAGGAGGCGCAAGAGCTGAAGGGGTTTGACGCCGGAGAGATCAAGGCTGTCGACCAAGCGATGACAGGACTCAGCATTGCAAGCACCCGGCTTTGGCACTCTATTGAGAAGTCGCTTCTTCCCACCTTCATTGTCGGAGCAAAGGTCATTGAGGCATTCGTCGAAGACCTAAGCGCCTTGGTTGAGTTGGCTACCAACCCGGTCGGATTTGCCACAGACATGTGGGACAAGATCACCGGCGGACAAAAGGATGCAGCCGAGCGCATGAACCAGGCTGCGGACAAACAGATTGAAGCGGCCAATAAGATTCACGATGCCACCTATGGAGGCGGAACAAGAGCAAGAGGCGCAATCCCTGCGGCGTGGGGTTGGTACAACGACAAAGACGCCATCAACAAGCACATCAGAGGCTTGGGGAGCATGGTTTAATGCCATTTGGTTCAATCGACCAGTCGGAGAATGCGGTCACTCCGTTTCGGCGCACTCACGTTGAGTTTGACCTGAACGAACCAGTTACGGTTCAACAGGCAGTCTCCTTTGAGCGCGTCTTTGAGCAGATGGCACGCGGAGCTTCATCTCAGCGCACCAACGTCATTCTCAAGGAAGGAATTGGTTGGCGCATCAAGAGCTACTTCGACGTCGATTGGTATGCCGGAGAGCGAACGAGCGGACAGGCTGGTTTCTTGCAAGTGAGCGCAGGGACTCTTGCTGTCGCTCCTGGCGTCGAAGAGTCGAAGAGGCACCGAAGCATAACTGGATCCGAAGTCCCGGGAATTGACACCGGGGCATCGAGTGACCTTGCAACCACTGCGGCCCCTTACTACAGGCGGATGTGGGCGAACGGTGACGACGTTTCGACGCTTAGCCTTTCGACATCATCGTTCAACCAGCCAAACGCGACTGGGCGAACGTACAAAATGGATCGCCACTTTGAAAGCGTCCAGCAGTACGGTCTCGAGCGAGACTTCGTGTTCCGGATCGACCTTGCGGGTGTTCGCTGGTCATCAACTGACGGAATCACAACGCTATACTTCCCTGGTCCAGCTTCAGAAACCAGAGGCGACACCGCAGGAAGCTACTCCACCGGAAGAGGCGAGTATGCACTTGACCTGCAAGGCGATGGAACTGCCGTCCTGTACGAGAGGCTGACTACTGGAACTCCTTACACTTGGAAAGAGCGGTTCCGCCTTCAGTGGGCTACGCCTGGCGCGGTCTTTGGTCATCACCATACGATCAAGATTTCGTGCACCCGAACTCAGGTCATGGGCGGTGGGGCCGGCGGAACGATTACGTTCACGATGGGTCACTTTGCTTGGAACTCTCCTCGCAAGACTGCGGTTGACGCTCTCGCCTACATCATCGAGGTCAATGGGAAGTTCAACAACCAGCAGTCCGTGGTCTACAAGGTCCCGGTGGCGTCTGGAACGACCCCTTCGTCGAACCAGTGCCAACTTCGCGTGGACATCCGCAGAGACATTCGTGCAGCCGAAGTTGCGATTGGAGTAGGCAAGTTCTTCCCAACTGGGCAACTGATCTGTGACAAGTTCAACCTCTCGGGCGACATGATCGGAGCAAGCGGTCCGCCCTTGATCCTTGACTGGTTCTGTGACATCCCGACAAGCGGAGAAGGCGGAGACGGCGCGGCAATTGATGTCAAGCTGTATTCGGCTCACACCGGAGCGGAACTACCAAGCCCTACGGTTCTTGGGACTCACCGAAAGTCGTATCCGATTCCGGCGTACTCCGGAGGGCTGACAAAGACATTCTATGTGGTCGCAGACTTTACGGCCGCATCGTCTGGCAATCTCTCGCCAACTCTGATCTCCTGGAAGGTCCAACGGGACGCCTGGATTCAAGAGACCGGGCAGACTGGTGTGGACTTCGTCACCGACTCCGAAGCTGGCGACACGTTGCTCACCCGGGTCATCACGGGCATTGAGACCACCGGAGCCGAGAGAGACATTACTCACGAAACTGCGGTCATTCGTGGCGCGGACTTGCTTGGGACTTTTGACCCTCTCAAGATTCGCTCGGGAATTCCGATCACGGTCTCGACAGAGTACGACGAAGCCGACCCATCCAAGAGGCTCTATCTGTTCGACGGCTATGTGACTCCGACCGACACCATCCCAATTCCTGGCGGTGGTGATACCGGGATGGACAATCTCAAGCAACTGCCAAACAAAGATGCTTACCTGTTTGAGCTTCAATCGGCAGGCAAATGGAAACGGCTGCAGGAGCTGCACTTCCCTGTTCTTCAAGAGCTATGGCAAGACGGCGCGAACGGCTCGTACAAAGTCACCGACATGGTCAAAGCGTTCCTTGCTTGGGCTGGGTTCGACTCTTCACAAGTCGAAGTTGACGACGATCCTATCAAGCTGTACGGAAAAGGTTCTGACTCGTTCTTCGGAACGGAGCCTCTGGCTTCAGTCATCGATGTCTGCCAATCCCTTTTGATGGACTACCTCGGGTGGTTCCTTGTCTGGGATCGCAACCTCGGAGACTTTGGCAAGTGGAAAGCGGTCAAGCAGGTCAGGGGACCGAACTACACCAATGTGGCGGCGTTCATCACGACAGGCCCACCACAGACCGACACGGAGAACAGAGTTGTCCACAACATCAACTCGTACCCTCTGGCAAACACTCTAGGCGATGGATTCACCTACACTGACACAGCTCCGACGGTGTTCATCAACAAGGGATCGATCAGGAAGCGCATCCTTCCGCCTGAAGGCAACTGGCTTTATGTCTCGACTGTCAGTGGCGGCGGAAGCGCGGGAACGGACGAGTATGTGACGGTCACCGGCTGGAACCCGAACAGCTACAACTTCGACCCAGAAAACCCAACGGCAGACCCGAACAACCGGGACTATCTTGGGCGCATCGTGCCTCTGTACTACATCGTGCCAAGCCTTCAAATCCTTGGTGGTAAAGACACGAACCGAGGAGCAATCAAGCGGCTCTGGCGGCGCATCTACGATGTGTCATGCCATGCCATTGACATGATGGACTTCGAAGCGCCATTGCTGGCTCTGGACAACGAGAGCGAGGTTGGCAAGAAGCGAATCCTTCGGCACTACGACCCGGTGACCATTGACGGGGTTCAGTACCTCATCAGGAACCACAACATTCGCTACCAGAAGGACTCTGTCCAGATGGCGATGATTCAAGCGGAGAGACCTAACTTCTAATGGAAGACACAAAACGGTTCAGGGAGGCGTTGCAAGACAACGTCCTAAAGATTCGTAGCGAAAGCAGGCGAACTCCGCTTGGTCGCGTTGGGCAAGTCAGCGCGAACCAGTACCACGCCGAACTCATCAAGCTCCCCCACGGAGAGTCAGAAGAAGTGCAAGTCACCGACCCTAGTTCTCCGGATTACGGGAAGCTCCTGTTCATTGTTGATTACTCCTCGGTCGACGGGGACGACGTGATTCTCTAATGCTGTCAGGTCTCATCTTCTCGGCTCCCAAGCTGGAAATCAAAAGCTCGGCTTCGGCGACGTACACCAGCCCGGCCGACGCCTACTTCCCTGCCTACACCAGCTTCTACTACACGGCTGACTATGTGACAATGTCCGCTGGTTGCGGGGTCGGGGTCACTCTTCGACGGGCGGACACGCTCTCGATCGACGAAACCTATCTGAGCGTTAACTGCGGACCTGTCTCCTGGACAAACACCATCAGCGGGACACTGGACTGCGAGCTCATCGCGGTCGTCAATGACTTTCAGATCTTCGAAGTCGACGGAGCATTTAGGGTTCTTTGGTCGTCGATCGACGTCAATGTCAACGGCTCAACGGTAACGACTCTTGGTAGTGGCGCAGTCAACGGCGGAATGGTCTCGGTGCCTTCCTCAATCCCGCTCTTTGGCATCGCTCCTATCGTCGGAGTTGACCCATCAGTCTACGGGTTCACGGGAACAAACACCGGAGGCTTTCGCTACCTTCACCGAACTGCATACCGGACATTCCCGGTCACTCTGGACACGGTCGGCTCGTTGGGTCTCTCCTGCCCTGCCTCGGCCCCGGACGTTGTTCCGAGTGGCGACAACACTTGGAGCATGGTGGCAAAAGGGGCTTTCCCTGCTCAATCCTGGTCGTGGGTTGGTGCATGGCCTGACCTCTCCAAGTCTCTGACGAGGTTCCCTTCTTCCTACGAAGCCTTGGTAACCAGGTTTGGATTCCCGAAGTGCGAACGGTACGCGGAAGAGAGCTGCGCGGCGCCGGCGGTTGTTCCTGACCCTCCGTACAGTGTCGTGGTCAACCAGACCGACGAACTGTACCCTCGTCTGACTCAGTACCTCCAGGACGTTCAAAACACCGCAGGGACGACTATCGAGGAGCCTTTTGGATATGCGACCTATGCGCCGTACTACTCCAACGCTACGGGGCGCACAACGTCCGGATCACCTACCTACACCAACAAGAAAATCCAGTATTTCCCGTCAACCATCGACACCATGCTGGACAACTCCCAGATGTGTAACGGTCTCGCGGGGCATCCGGAGAACCTTGTTCGGCTTTGGAACACTTGGGCAAACCCGCATTGGTCGTTTGCCCTTTGGTTTCCTCCAGATTCGTCCTCATCTAGCGTTCGGTGGGACTTGCTTGGTTCCGATGCGGACATCGACTACTGGTATCAAGTTCGCCAACAGCATGCGACCCATCCAAGTCTTCCAAGTGGAGAGAACACTCGGCGGCGGGTTAATGTCACAACGGAGCCGATCACTCAGAACCGGATTCAAGTTCTTGCCGAGACGCTTCTTGGCTTGCCTCAATGGTGGGGAATCTGCCGATTTGACATTGAAGACGAAGTGTTCCCGACTGAGTTCACAACTGACTCGACTTCGGCAACTCGCTTCACGTTCAAGGACGGGGCATCGCCAGGAGTTGGTTCGGTCACATCAACGATCACTCTGACCACCGGGGATGCAATTGAGTTCGACATGTCATCGTTCACCGTGTTCCCTTACATGGTGACGACGCTCTCGGACCGGATTGAGCTCAACTGGACTGATACAAACATCGACTTCATCCGGCTTTATGCCGTAGGCGCCGACGGAACAGAAGTCCAGATCGGAGAGCCAGCCGGGATCACCAGTGGGCAAATCTACCGAATTCCGTTTGGCAATGCTGAAAAATGGGTGACGTCCGCCGGATCTGAATTTGGTGCTGGTTACCTGACGGACGACTACACACCGGATGCGGGAGTCAGTGCAGACGATACGACATCAGCCACGCTTGCCGACAATGAGCGGATTAGCTCGTTTGGGTTGCTTCCTGGATTCTCGCCGGTCAAGATTCGAATTCTGATCACTCGGATTAGCTCAGGCTCTCCGGTGACTATTGAGCATCCGACGTTCCACCAAGCTCCATTCGCTGACGCCGAGGTCTATCACGAGAACGGACACTTCTCAACGATCCTGTTTAAGAACGGCCCCATGGTTCGCTATGGCGTTCTGAACTATTACGACTGGCTTGCCGACGCTCCGATCAACGTGCCAACTCCGACGGCGGAAGTGTTCACTAAGACCACGATCGGCGACTTGTGGTGCTGGGAGAACAACTTCTTGCGTGGCAAGGATGCGCTTGATGGGCTTGCGACTCGGATGGCTGCGGAGTACGTCGAGGATGAGGAATATCCCGCAGGTGTCACTAAACACCTTTGGCGATACAAGGACGAGGATGACAACGTAACTGTTGATTCCTTGTCCGGGGTCGTTCGCTCCGACGTTGGTCCGCGCTTCTGGTACTTAAACTCTTATCGGTCGCTTCCGCCTCTGGCGCACATGCCTGAGCCTCTTCGGGAAACCGCAGACGGATGGATCGCCGACGGCGCTTATTCGCAGGTTGCCTTCTCGGACATCTGCAATCAACAACCTCACATCGTCCCTGGGAACATCGCTCCACAGCTTTGGCACGCAAGTGCTGATCATCTGGGAGTCATCGCATCGCCAGAAGGATGGACGGCTCGGGAGTTCTCTGGTCCGGTGGATAACAACGAAAGCCAGGACTGGGTTTTGAAGTGGAACGGAACCGAGTGGTTCTCGATGAGGCCTTGGCGTGGAACTGCGAACGTCTTCAAGTTTGCAGATGCCGCGTTCGGTCGATCGTACATCGTCCAGGACTACTTCGGACGGCTCCACATCGCCTACATCAAGGACAACGATGTTTGGTACAAGCGGTCGGAAGATACTCGGTCAGCCGGAGGCTTCCTCATCGACGTGCAGGTCTCAACATCTGGCGACGTTCTGAAGGCGGCGTTTGATTACGATGCCGTGTTCATGCGGTTTGAGCTCTACTACCAGACCACCACAAACGAAGTCTTCTACACCTACACGACGGACGACGGATCGACCTGGGAAGCTCCGGTGTCGATCGGAACAGATATGGTTGATTTCTTCACCGCAACAAACCACAACAACGACGACCGCTTCAGATGCTGGTTCGAATTCGACTCAGGGACGTCAGGACCAGGAACCGCCAAAGGGCAGTACCGACGGGCTGGTGAATCCTCATGGTCGAGCGAATTTACATTTGAATCCGGAGGCTCACCGATCTCGGTCGCTGAAGGCGGGATGTGCAACGTCGCATCAGCATTCAGCAACTTGAACGAATGGACCTGGTGTCCCATGATCGACGGGGAGTCTTCTCCATCGGCTTGGTTCTCGACCGACGAAGGGCGCACTTGGACGCGCCAACCCTAAACACTCATGGCAGTAACTCTGAACGCATCGCAGGTGCCGATCCCAACTGGGCCCGTCGCCACCTACTCTCTTGTCTCCGCATATTCGCCGACCGGGACGTCTCCTCAGTCAAAGAAGTTCACAGGGGTTTCGACCACCCTTAGTTCGTGGATGAACCGGGTTCTGACCGCTGCCGACATCGGAAGCGTGTTCGCTCCTGGCTTTGGGGTCATCTACGGGCTGACGTGCTCGGCTGCGGGTCTTCTAGTCACCGTAGCTGCAGGACAGGCAAACATCTACGGGGTCGCAGATTATGCCGGCGGAACGATCTCCATTCCAGACAACACCGCGAACGTGTTCGTTTGGCTCAAATCCGACTATGTAAGCGGAACAGGGACAATCTCGCTTACATACACCACGAGCACAACTCCACCATCGACGACAGGTTCGGCGGGGCAATGCGTTCTGCTTGCACGCTTTGTCACATCTGGTGGATCCGCAACAGGACCAGACACAAGCGGAGTCGTCTATCTGAGCAAGGGAGGCTTGCCAATTCGCTACACCGCGGACGCATCGATGCCTTCGGACACTCCGTCGGCTGGAACCATGTTCCTCACCAGTTGCCCAGCGGGAACCTTCCTCTGGGATGGGACTCGGTACACGCGCCAGGAGCCAGCTGGTGTGTACACGGCATCAGCGACCGCAACTCTGACCTCGGCTCAAACCATGGTCAGGACAATCACAGCAAGCGGAGCTGGAGGCTACACCCTGACTGTCTCCAAAGAACTGCGGGAATGGATCGTCAGGAACCCGACCGCAGGGTCTCTCATCATTTCAGACGGAACACTGTCTGTCACCGTTGCCGCCGGGAAGACGGCTATCGTCGCTTGCGATTCGACCAGTGTCTACAGAGTCACGGCCGACGCCTAACCCAACTAGGAAAGAACCATCATGCCAGGACAAACCATTTCGGACCCACAACCAGTTATCGGACACATCTCAGCAGACTGCCCGGACATCAATCACTACAAGCTTCTTGGGAACGGAGGCGCAGCGACTCTGACCGGATTCTTTGTGACAAGGTCCGGACGGCAGACGGGTATCGCAATTTCCCGAACCATCCCAGTCGGAAACGGAAGCAACGATCCCGTTACGATCGGGGCAACTATTCCAGCCGATGCGGTTGGATTCATTGGCAACCTTTCGAGTGCTGTCAAATGGTCTCTGTACGATGCAACCGACGACACTGCGATTGCGGCGGACTTTAAAGCCAACTACGCCAACTATCCAAACTTGGGCGCAGCTGACTCCTTGCGATTCGGCGCGGTAGCGGTGATCTGATGCCAGCAATTCCAACAAACGGAGTAGGGCAAACCGTATCAGTCTCAGTCCCGTCGATCACATCCGGAACAAAGCGGCTGATCCCTGCATTCAACCAAACCCTTGTGGAAGGTTCGGTCCTTAACCACACGGCGGCGTCCAACTACGGCGCAAAGCATAGCCTTCAAGCAACAGCTACAGCGGCGTACTCTGCGGTTGTACTTGCCCACAGCATCACGGGGCTGAAGGTCAACGCTGGTGAAGTCAACCCAAACAACGTAGACTACGCATCCCCTCTTGAAATCCCCAACGTCACGTCTTACCTCGTCGTCGGCGCGTCGAACCAAGGGGCTTTTACCAACCTGCGCGGCGGAACCGACCAGCCTCTTGATTCGGGGCTTCAGTTCTACACTCGTAAGGCATATTCTGGCTCTTCGGGCGACACGATCAAGATTCTCACTGGACTGATCCGGGCGTCTGGCTCAACCAAGAACGGGGAATGTAATCCGTGCCGTCTTGGGAACCAATTTGCTAACTGTTCCTCGGACGTTGTGGCAGTTGTTGGCGACATGACTACGTTCCTTACGGGGACCTCGATCGTCGCTGGGGCCAACGGTTCGTACCCTGGCTTTGTCTTCCTTGAAACCACATCGGAGACCAACGCTTGGATCATCGAAGGTAACTCGCTGGACTATGGCGGAACCGGCTGGTGGGTTACTGCAGTACAAGACGCCACTAGGCTCTCTCGCGACTACGACGGCGCGTGCTCGACCATGCAGTGGGCGCTCACACGTCCTGGCGACTCAGCCAACGCTATTCCTTGGTTTGGAATGGCAGAGTCTGGAGCGACAATCTTCCATCAATATCGCCAGACGGTGCTGAACAACCTCGGCGGCGGTGGAACGAACTACTACGACCCGCAGCGGTTCCAGCTTCGCGCAGGGATTCGCAAGTCAATCCAGGCGTCCAACCGTTCTTACGGGCTGGGCATCAACGAACGAGCGGCAGCTTCTTCTGGCTTCGTCTTAGTGGACTACATCAGCGCTCTTGAGCAATGTGTCCGTCAAGTCATCGCAGAAGATCGGCTTTACGGTCGTCGAACTTGGCTCCGACTGGATCCGCTACAAACCACTTGGACTGGTGGCGGTACTGCTTGGGACTTGACCCTTTCAGAATCGGCGTTCAGGGACGCACAGACGCCAACCTACAACACATTGATTGCAGGTGGGGCCGACGCTATCCTTGATGCAGAACGAGCAATGCTCAATCGTGTCTGTGCCGAACTCGGCGCATGGTGGATTGACTGCACTCGCCTCTGGCAAACCAAGAACACTCGCGGCGAATCTGTTTGGAACAAGGTCTCGGACGGAGTAGGCGGATGGCTTGCTCCTACTGGAACGACAGCATCGGCGACCAACGATGGAACGCACCCGGCGCACAAAAACTGTGTCAACGGTGGAGCAACCATCTCAGCACTGTTGCCATCCAAAACTCAGACGACTGGATTCCGAGCCTTTGGCTGCCTGAACCCCTAACCACTCGCCCAATCCCCAATGCCCTCCTTCACCGGAGGGCTCTTTTTTTGTTATGCGGACTTCCAATGTCGGCCAGAGGCTATTCCGTGGGCGTGCCCAGGATGTATCCCGTAATCCTTAGCAACTACGGCGTAGTGTTCACCGCGGTGAATCCGTTGCCGGATTTCTCTAGCTAAAGTTGCTGTTAACTTGAAGCCTTTTGGGATTTTGGGCGTTTTGTGTTTTGGAATCGGGATTTTCAGAGATACAAGTTGATTCTTCAATTTTCGATCTTCATCACTTAGTTTCCTTCGTCCCTTTTGATCCATGTCTACCACATTGTCAAGAGGTGTTCCGAGGAATAAGTGATCAGGATTCACGCAGCGCGGGTTGTCACATTTGTGACAAACGTATATGCCGCTGGGTATATCTCCGTTAATATGAGACCAAATCCAACGATGGGCGCGATGTGTGACGCCCTGAGCTTTGAATATTCCATAGCCTCGATCGCTGGTGTGCTTAATCCATAGGTGACAGTTACTATTGGGTTCGACAACAAACGACCTGTTAAATCTCTCTATTGCGGGACGAGTGGTATATTTTCTTTTCATTCAAACGCTCTCTGTTTGGTGGCACTCCCAGGATGCTTCAACATCGCTGGGGCTTCTCTATTTTACTAGGTCTGCTGGTCCCGCCTCTTTTTTTGTGCCTGAAATTCGCTCAGCGAACTTTTGCGACATTTTTTGAGACCGACTGAGACGGATTGAGACCAAACTGATACCAAGCTGAGACCAAGTTAACAGTGTAGGACAAAGTGTGGGACGGTAGAAACGCTTCTACAAGTCCCAAAACGATGCTGAACGGTTTTCAGGTTCAACATGTTGGAGCTAGGTTCAAGGTGCCAAATCCTGTCTGGGGCTCCATTCAACCTGAGAGTGTGGGACTTGTTTCGCAAAAGTGTGGGACAAGTCCCTTTCTGTCTACTCATAGCAGTCCGATCCTTTCCGCAACCTCGTCGATTGCTGAGGCCGTCAAAGCGGCGTTCACGGACGTGTACTGATTGTTCACTTGCTCAGATTTGTGACCAAGCGCCTTCATTGATGACGCCCTCGAGCTGTTGAGAGCGAGGTTGTTGAAGACGTGCCGGGAGTGGTGGAGAACAAGGTCTTGTGTCCAGGCTCCGTCCTTCTTGGCGCAGTCGATTCGCCGTTGCAGTGAAGTTGCGGACCAAGCAAGACCATCGTTGGTGCAGATGTAGCCTTCGCTGTTGTCGAGTGCTCCGGTCTTCTCCATCAGCCTGTACACATAGTCGTAGCGAGAAGAGGGGAACATGACCCACCGCTTCCCCCCTTTCGGATCTCCAATCACGTTGTCGCGCCCTCTTGCTCTTGTGATCCCCATGACCCAGGTTTCAGTGTCAATGTCCGAGAGCTTCAGTTCCCAGATTTCGCCGCGTCGCATTCCAAACTGCATGCCCAAAAAGGCAACCAAAGCCAGCTCGGGGTAACCACCCATTTCAAGTCGGTTGAGCATGAGTCCGATCTGGTCTCCGCTCATGTAATAGTCGCGCTTGTTCTTGCCGTCGACCGTTTCAATCTCCTCGCATGGGTTGTATTCGATGAGCCGGTTTCGACGAGCAACACGGAAGACGCCACGAAGGACGACAAGTGCCTTATTTGCCGTGGCCGGCGAGACTCTCTTGAGTAGACCGTTGTACCAGTTCTGCACATCGACAGGGCGAACATCGGCGTAGCGCATCTGCCCGATGGTGGGCGTAACATAGCGGGTGAAGTCGGTTTGGTATCCGTGCTGGGTTCGGGACTTCTTTGAAATAAGGGTTGGAATCCAGAGCGTCTCGGCAATATCAATGACTGTTACGCAGTAGCCCTCCGAGGCTTCCGACATTGGCGCGAGGAATGAGGACAACTTGGCTCTGCATTTGGCGATAGCTTCCTTCTCGGTCTTGGCTGATGCCTCGATCCGCTTGCCCTGGATGTTGCGGTACGCCTTGTACTTCCCCTTCCACGGGACGACGTGTATTTCCATTAGGTCTACATCGTAGTGCTTCGGTGATCTCATCTTGCGGGTATTTCCATCCAACTCGTAAATTTGCCAGCTTGTCCGACTGCTTGATCGCTGCCAGAACTTGGGGGTAGCTCACCCCGGTCAGCTTGGCGTACTGACGAGGGGTGAGATAGACAGGCGGCTCAATCGGGGTCATTGTCTGCCTCTTTGTTGATAGTCAATACAGGCGTCCCAGAACTCTTCAATGAAGACCTTGGCGACTTGCGGGACGATTGCATTGCCAAAGCCCCGTATAAGACCCACTCTCTCGGGAAACCCATGAGCCAGCGGCAGAAGTCCGGGTTCAGTGCGCCGCGTGGTGCCGTCTGCCCAGGCTTGGAAGTGGTCGCCCCATGCGTCACTATCTGGGCATCCGTTCTGGCCGACGACCCCTGCCCTCCACCGTGGCTCCCCTGAGCATCCGATGCCGATAGGGTTGAGTAGCCTAAGAGTTTGGTCGCAATCTCCGGCAGAGAGTCCGTGAAATCCTCCCGAGTTGTGCTGGATGCGCCCGTCGCTCGCACCGTTGGATAACCCATCAGCTTGGTTGCCGCTTCGTGCAAATTGTCCCCAAACCCGTCCGATGTCCACGTTGCGGTGTTGCAGGTCACTGCCGGGTAACCATGCGCCCCAGTAGAGTCTTTGCCTGACGTGCGGCGCCCCGACGCTCGCAGCTGACAGATCGGCAGATGCGAAGAGGTAACCCGCGTTTTCCATTGCAGTGTGTACTCCGGCGAGCCATTCAAGTCCATCCGCTGACGCAACCTGTTCTCCAAAAATGATTGGAGGTCGCTTGACTCGCACAAGCTCATAGAAGACTGGAAACAGGTGTCTGTCGTCCTCACGTCCCCTTCTTTGTCCTGCAATGCTGAACGGCTGGCATGGCAGACTTGCTGACCAGGCGTGGGCATCGTCTGAGATCCCTGCAAGTCTAAAAGCAAGGCCCCAGCCTCCAATTCCGGCAAAGAAGTGGCACTGACCGGAATCTGGAATGTCCTCGGGTCGAAGCTCTGTAATTGATCTTGTGTCAACCCGTCCGCTAGGGATTGGAGCCACACCGCCGCTCTGGGGTCGAACTCGTTGTACCAAGCCATTCAACCCTCCACCTCCGGCCACACCTGCTTCATGCCTTCGGGGGTTGGGCGTGGGTCTTGCAACACGTCTCCAAGTTTCTTAATCCGCTTGTCGCTCATGCCGATTGCTTTTGCTCCCGCCTTGGTCACCTGATAGATTGGGTTGATTGGATGCCGAACCATAAAACCCTTGGCTACGAGATCGTCAAGCTCTGGCAGTTGCTCCTTTGTCCAGTAGTAGTTGCGCCAACCTAGCTTGTTGACCTTTGGCGTGTGGCTCCACCCGAGCGTGTGCCGGATGTCGTCAATCTGGTTCTGAGTTAACTCACCCATTCCCGTCCTCCCGCTTTAGGTGGGCTTCGATTATTGGCGGGTATCCATTGCCAACCAGAAGCTCGTAGGCGACTGGATAATGCTCTTTGATTCCAGCCTCTTCTTTGGGGTCATGCCCATTCCCAGACAAGTAGCCTTCCACAATCTCGGATAGCTCAGATGCGCCTCTGGTTAGATGCTCCACCACCCGCTGCAGCCGCTCGTTCTCGGCGGTTAGTTGGGCGATTTGGTCAAAGACGCTAGGCGGTTGTTTCCATCCGCAGACAGGGCATTCCATCCCGTTCTCGGTCTTGACAAGTTCTCCCAAGTAGCCTCCGTGAATCGCCTGATACTCACGGTGCACTTGATCGCCTCGGTCATTTCCGCAAGTCAGCGGGTGTCGTTGGTTGCTCAGAACCTTGTCCCACACAATCCGTCTAACTTCAGCATCCATCACTCCACCCCCTTAGCCTTGAGAATGGCTTGGGCTACGAGTTCCGGATGTTTGACCCATGCGGTTGCACAATGCGCGTCTTCTTCAATCAGCGACGATGAGAATAGTTTCTTCAACTCCGACCAGTACATAGCCCAGAAAACAATCGGGTTATCCTTCTCCGCCGCCAGATAACACTCCCGCAGCTGGTTCAGGTCTTGGGTTGGGTTCCACCATATTGCTGGGTAGACAAATAACCCCCTGTCGCCTTTCTCTTCATGGAATGACCAGTCTGGGGCAACCTTCGTTTCAGAGAAGTAGTTGTAACCACCGTCCGAAGTCCATCCCATCACCTCAACCGCCAGCTTCTCGTTCAGGCTCTTCATGCTTCCTCCTTCTGGGGTCTTCCCTTCGTGTTCATTTCTCTCTCCTGATTGGCTCGACCATTAACGCTCCGGTGGCGCAAGCTAGCCCCAACAATGCGGTATTTGCTTTCCTGTGAAGTCGGCTCAATTTCTCGTCTCGTTCGGCACGTTCTTCGCTTGTCAGTGGCTTGAAGTCAGACCAAACCATGTCGCCGCTCTCGTCTTTCCACCCGTAGGATTTCTGCCCACTTGGATAGGTGTTCACGCGAACTTGCTCCCCTTCGATTTCGATGTATTCAACGGTGATCTTCATTTCGTTTCTCCTTGTGGTCGCGATTCAATATGTGATATCGCGTTCATAATTGGAAGAATTTGCTGCGGCACAACAGCATTGCCAAGTGCTTTCAATCTACTTTCGTCCAGTCCTTTGGAAAACCCATCATCATCTCTGTGAATTGTGGGTTTAACCGATACCCTGTCCCAGTTTTGATTCCGAATATGTCCCCAATCGCTCCGACAAGAGACTTCCCATGACTCCCCATACTCTCGGACGGAGTGAGCTGACGGATCGGCTTGTAGTCCTGACTCGTTGTCGGAGTGGGCAAGTATAAAGACTCGGTCTCTTTCGTGGGGAGCTTCAACGTCGCAAGCTCCAAACATACACCATCCGACACGAAACCCCATCGACACCAAGTCATCCACCACTCGTCCGAAGAATCGTCCATGTTCAGAGGTAAGGATTCCTGACACATTCTCTCCCACGAACCATCTAGGTTTCGCTTCCCCCAGTATCCTGACCACGTCACCCCACAGGTCACGCTCATCGCGAGACGCAAGGCGTTTTCCTGCAACTGAGTGGGGAGGGCAAGGGAAGCCTGCGCTGACAAGCGTGACCCCTCTGAACTGCGATCCATCGAATTCTTTAACGTCATCAAATATTGGTACTCCTGGGAAGTTCTTCGCGAGGACTTGCTTGCAGAATGGTTCTCGCTCAACCATTCCTACCGAACGGAATCCAGCCCAATGAGCTGCGAGGTCGATGCCTCCGATTCCAGAAAATAGTGACAGATGGGTCACCATCTCACCCCACCATCTAGGAAGGCAAGGGCGATGCAGACTGAGCTCATCGCTTAACCCTCCGCTTCGGAAGCTCTTTCCACTGCCCGGGGTGATTCGCCTTGACGTAGACCTTGGCGGCCTCAACTGCCTCAAGGCGCGTCGCAAAGTCGTAGCGGGTTTTGTGGGTGTTGAACCACCCACCGCCTTTGAATTCCTTGATCTTGAATCCCCACTTGCCTTTGTGTCGGCTCTCTGGGTTCGTGTTCTGGAAGTATTGGACTCGCAGAGATTCCCTCACTTGGCACCGTCCAAATAGACAGGGGCTGGCACGTCCTCGGATACCTCGACCTGTGCGGCATTCAGGAAAACCGAGACCAGGACGAAGGCAAGGAACGCTATTGGCAGGATAACCCGGCTCCAGCGCGGCTCCTCTTCCTTCGGGGTCGTGCTGATCGCACCGGACCGAACGAGCTTGCCGATCGCTTCGTAGCGTGAGATTTCGGAGGGGCTCACTTAGACACCGCTCCCGTCTTGCGATAGTTCAAAGCCGCTTGGAGAGAGTCAAATCCACCAGTAATCGTTTCCGTCGGCGCAAGCTGACCAAGGTAGACGATTCGACCACCAGCAAATTCAAAGTACAGGGAGTGTTCTCCGAAGAACTTCTTTTTGGTCATCAGGCACTTGGCGGGTCTGAGTTGTCCGGTTCGCGGATGTGCAACGAGATACCAGTCTCCAACCTTCAAAGGTTTGTGCTCTATGGTGGGGTCGACGGCGTAGCACTCAAGGATTTCAATGTCTCGGAGAGGGTCGATTCCGAACGCCCCCTCCTCCATTTGCTCGAGCATTGCGTCTGCGTACTCGCCCATGTTAAGCAGCCTCCTTCACGTCAGCCGAGATTGCATTCAGGAGCATCTGAACATCGACCTGCGCCTTTGCGTATTCGTGGCAAACATCCCGTAGGTAGCTCTTATCTTCTTCTCCGGTAAGCATCTTGGCTTCCTCCGAGTGACTGAGAGCGTAGGAGAGCGCGTTCAGTGCATCGACCAAAGCAAGAAGCTTCACTCTGTCGACGAGGCCCTCAGGCAATGTTAGAGCGTCGTGCTTGGTGACCTGCACTGCGGCATTCACCGCTTGCTCCAGGACTTGGTTGATGGCGCCCATTAGAACGCCACCCCGTAGGATCGTCGCTCAGCCCGGACTTCAGATGCCTTGTTGAGATAGGTTTGTCGGTGGCTGTGAGCCAGCTCGGCGCATCGGATGTACTCTGCGTACATCACTGGGTCGGTCACTTCGTCTTCAGCAAAAGCATCCCAATCGTCGCTGGAGAAATCCTCTGGCTTGATAGACTTCAAGCGAAGTCGGGTAGCAATCTTGCTGTAGTGGGCGCTTAGGATTCGGTGATCCTCAGCGGACTTGAAGCTCTGGGCTTCGATCTTTTCGATTAAGTTCTTCTTGGCTTCTAGGGTTGCCATTTTCTATTCCTTCAGCTCGTGGTGGTGAGCCGTAGGAATATATTACGATATTGATCGTCCGTTTACAACTGTTTTTGTAAAATAATTTCAGAAATTGTCTTCTAGCTCAGGCAAATCAAGCCCTTCCTGGTTCGACAAGCAATACCACGCCCCATTTCTTTGCCCAAAGACTCCGGTCAGTTGCCCAATGATCTGAGTGTCCAGGAGTGGCTCATCGATGTAAGCCGGGTTAATCGAGTGGGCGTACCAGATGCCACCTCGCCAGCGCACTTTCTTGACCCTGTACCCGTCCACCGTCTTGAGTAAGTAGGTCATTCCGCCGATCAGCTTGGGCGACGGCTTGAAGATAGCAGCGTCTCCCTCGTAGAGTCTCGGCATCATTGAGTCGTGCCGGACGTAGACGCCAATACAGTTCGGGTAGGTCATGAACTGCGGAACCCACAGTTCATCGTCCACAAAGTCAACCGAATGCTCGCCCATGCCAGCGGCGGCCTCAACGATAACAGGAAGCGGAACCATGTCCATGCCGTTTACTTTGCGGGTCGGTTCTCCCTTCGATGTGTACTTGGATCGGATCGCTAGAACTGCCTCATCAACCCAATCGGGAATTTCTGACTTGCTGTAGATCCAATTCTGCAAACGAGTCTCGGGGACGGGCTTGTCTTTTGCCAGCGCATTGAACTCAATAGCAAGCTCGCGTGTCTTCAATCGCAGCTCTTCTTTGAGCGCAACCAGATCGGCGGCTGTGGTGGTAGCCATAAAAATCAGTTTTTGCGAAAACACGGTAGTATTTTTACAAAAAGAATTGTAGAATAGATGCGTGGAGACGACATCAACCCCAAAACCCCGTATGACTGCGGAGGAAAGAGACGACCTGATTTCTCAGGTTCGGGCGATGGTCAACCTTGGAATCACCGCAATCTTCGCCTGTCAGCAGGTCGGATTGAAGTACGAGACTTGGATTTACCACACCACCCGTAAAGGGAAGTCTCACAAACGAAAAAGGGAGGAGCCACCACAGCATCCTCCCCAAACATCTACAACCACCGAAGCGGCTTGATGTCCCTAGATAAAGACATTTTAGCACGCTTCACTGACCAACTGAAGCAAATGAAAACAACTAACAAGAAGGTGACTGCATGAGCGCAGTTCCAGCACTACTCGTCGATGACCGCCAGGCGTGGCTTGAGGCTCGTCGTGGCTACCTTGGAGGCACCGACGTTGCCGCCCTCGTCTCTCGCAACAAGTACGCCTCGCCAATGTCGGTCTATTCCGATAAGGTGCTTGGACACGTTGAGAGGTCAGACGAAGACATGAAGGCCGCTATGGCTGGACTTGCCTTGGAGCCGATCGTAAAGGCATCAGCCGAGCGAGACTGCGCTTGGGTTCTCAAGCCATCCAAGACCTACTTCCATCCTGAATATCCGTTCCTCGCAGTCAATCCTGACGCCGAGCTGGGTGACGATGCGCTTGTCGAGATTAAGACTCATGGATTCCGCACCGCTGGCGAGTGGGGCGAAGAGAATACAGATCAAATCCCTGACGCCTACCATGTGCAGTGCATTTGGCAACTTGGGATCACGGGGCGAGATTATTGCTTCGTCGTCGCTTGTGACCGCGGGACGCTCGACAATCGGTACTACCGAGTCGAAGCCGATCCTGAGTATTTCGGCGCCCTGGTCAAGATCGCCGTCGCTTTCTGGAACGAGCACATTCTGACCAAGACCCCACCAAACGCTACTGGGCATGATGCTGACGAAGATGCGCTACGGCGAATCTACCCGCGAGACGCTGATGTCATGGCGACGTCATCGAGCTTTGAGGACACCGTTGCTACCGAGCTGTTTGAAGTCCGAAAGGCTAAGGCAGAGCTTGCGACTAAAGAGAACGCGCTGAAGGCTACGTTGCAATCCGCGATCGGAGATGCCAGCGGGATTCACACCATGGCTGGAAAGTTCATGTGGAAGTCGTCAAGACCCACGCAGAAAACCGACTGGAAAGCCTTGTGTGCTCAGTTGCTCAAAGATGTTCCAACCCAAACCCGAGAAACCCTCATCACCGAGTTCTCGACGACCGCACCAGGCCCACGAAAGTTTGAGTGCCCAAAGGAGTCTAAGTAATGTCCGAAACCGAAAACCAGCTTGCCCTCGCCGCTAAAGAGGAATCTCGTCAAATCGTCCGCGAAACATCCATCGTCGGGGTTCCAAAGAGCCTCGCTGAAACGGTGGAGATCGCCAAAGTCATGGGCGCTTCAGGGCTTTACCCGGACTACAACACCGCACAGAAAGCAGCCGGCGCAATCGTGATCGGCGCACAGTACGGACTGTCACCTGCTCAGTCGCTTGGAGCCATCCACATCGTCAAGGGCAAGCCAATGCTCCACTACTCGCTGATTCTTGCCAAGGTTCGCGAGCATCCCGACTACGACTACAAGATCATCGAATCCACCGACACGTCGGCGATTGTCGAATTCATCCGGCACGATGCCGTGATCGGGCGGGAGTCATTCAGTGCAGAGCAAGCAAAGCGACAAGGAACCCAGAACATGGAAAAGTTCCCAGACACGATGCTCCTGGCGCGTGCGGTCTCCAAAGGCGTTAAGAAGTTCTGCCCTGACGTGCTCAACGGAATGCCAACCTACGTCCAGGGCGAGCTTGACGAGCCAACGGCCGCCCCAATCCGAAAGAGTGACGTGCTCCGAGAGGAAATGATGGCAAGGGCCGCCGGGACTGAAAAACCAGCCGAGGCAAGCATTGAAGCCGAGTTTGTAGACGTTTCTGGTTCCGGTGCCTATGTGTTGGACGCCTTCGAGTTCACAGAGCAAGAGCGGTATGACTTTGAAGCGAAAGCTAAGGAAGAAGGGTGTGACTTGGAAGTCGTAGCCGCGACCGTCACTCCTGGCGACAAGGACGCACTTTGGAACGCTCTGGAAGGGCAGGAGCCATTGCTATGAAGTTCCTCGCACTCGACTTTGAAACGGGGGGGCTAACCCCCCAACAAAAGGTTCCTGTCACTCTCGGTTTGGCAGTCTTTGAGAATGGTCAGGTCATCCGGTCGGCGGAGTGGGCGTTTAAGCCTCTCCGCGACTGGAACGGCAAGCGAAAGCACGACTACTCAGAATGCGCCGCCGAAATCCACGGCAAGTCGTTGGCTTGGCTGGAAGAGCACGGTCAGACGTGGGCGCGGATCTACACCGAGGTTCTCGCGTTCCTCGATGGAACATGGTCGGACCCGATCGTAAGCCACAACGCTCCGTTTGATTCCGAAGTCTGGTCGAACTTCCTCTTCGGTCTGTCCGAGTACGACAGGGACTACAAGGCGTTTGCGACGAAGCGCGAAATGCTGATCGGGCCTTGGCTCGACACAAAGCGAATCGCTCAGTCTCGGTTCCTGGCTCCCTACGATGTTGAGAACCTAAAGCTGGACACGTTGTGCAAGCACTTCGGGTTAGGCGCTCAAGGCGACATCCACGGAGCCGAAGCCGACGCGATCCTGTGCGGACGACTCTACTGTGCTCTGAATTCTCAGGAGGCACTGTTTTGATCGCCTTCGCACTCGGTCTCTTCTTTGGAGCATGCCTCGGGTTCTTCGTGGCATCGCTCCTCCAGGGCACCAAGGACCCAGAAACACGGTCAGCCTTCGACGTTGGTCTCGGCTTCAAGGCGGACGACATCGAGGTCCCAGTATTCATTCGCTACCAGGGAGAAGAACTCCCACGACCACGCAAGGAGCGCGAATAAGTATGTCCAACACCAACAAAAACGAGCAGCCAAAGCACATTCACAACGTGTCTCCGGTCGTTATGGATTCGACCCTCGCCAAGCGCAAGAAGGTCAAGCCATCGTTCGACATGGGAGTCACTGACGCCAGGGCAAAGGAAGCCTATCTGAAGGGAGGCACCCCGATTGAATAGTTTTGTGCTTCCAATTGAGCCACCGACTGCGACAAGTCAGAGCGCAGGGAAACGAATCAAGATCGTAAAAGGCAAGCCGATGTTCTTCAAGAATGCCGCGGCT